GCATCCGGACTGGTGCGGGATCCGCCGCCGGTTCCTGCGATCGCTGCCGGATGATGATGCAATGCGGCTCTGGGCTCAATACTCCGAAATCCGATCGACCAGCCTCAGGCAACACGGCGACATTCGAGACGCGACGGCATTCTATCGCCGGAATCAGCAGGCGATGGAAAGCGGCAGCGAGGTTGCCTGGCCGGCACGCTTCGCGGCGGCCCGCGGTGAGATCTCGGCTCTGCAGCACGCGATGGAATGGTACTACCGAAGCCGATCGGGTTTCTTCAGCGAGCTGCAGAACGAGCCACAGAAAGACGAAAACGAAACCCGCAGCTGGCTGAGCAGTCAGGACATCGCCGACACTCGCAGGATCCGGCTTCCTCGGGGTGTGGCTCCGGCCGGGTTTCACAAGATAGTCGCGATGGCCGACGTGCAGCAGACGCTGCTCTACTACACGGTCGCAGCTGCGAAGGACGACGGCTCGCTGCACGTTCTCCGGTACGGCACTTTTCCCGAGCAGGATGAGCCCTATTTCACGCTCAGGGAGGCTCGAAAAAAGATCGTCTCACGGTATCCCGGAGCGGGCGAACTGGCGGCCCTGAGCAACGCGATCACCGACTTTGCGGACTGGCTGTTCTCGACCAGCTGGCGGGATGAGACCGGGAACCACCTAACGCCAGAGCTGGTGGCCTTCGACGCTCGATGGAAGACCGATCTCGTCAAGCAGGCCCTCGGTCGGAGCCCGCACGCGAAGCAGCTGATCGGCTATCTCGGGCAGAGCTTTCGGGCGGCCGATAAACCGATTCAAGAGCGAAAGTATGATTCCGGATCTCGGGTCGGCCTCGGCTGGGTTCTGCAGAAGCGGAAAAACGCCGGCGACATCAGGACGCTGCTCTCGGACGTGAACTTCTGGAAGACCAGCCTCGCCGATCAGCTCGCAGTCAGGATCGGACATCCCGGAGCCGTGACACTGTACGACGGGATGCACAGAATGTATTCCGAGCACTTGGTCAGCGAATTCGCAACTCAGACCGAGGGCAGGGGTCGCACAGTCATGGAATGGAAGCTGCGGGTCGGTCAGGAAAATCACTGGCTCGACTCGACAGTCGGGTGTTTGGTGCTCGCCTCTGTTCTCGGGTGCAATATCCCCGAGGTCTCGGAGGCCGGAGAGAAGCGGCGGAAGAGGAAACCCAGACGAAAAACGGAGGTGCGAACGTGAGCAGCGGAAAAACAGGCAGGCCCCGCGGGGCGGTGACTTTCGACAGACCAGTCGCAGACGCGGCGGCTTCCCGGTGTCCGGCTTGCCAGTCGACGAATCGGGCCCCGTATGACAAGAGTCCGCAGATCGTCGAGGGCTCAGGCACGGATCCGCAGGGGCGGCCTTACTCTGCTGTTGAGCTGAGGCCGACTCACTGCCTCGACTGCGGTCAGCGGCGGATCGATCGGACGTGGCAGTATTTGCCGGGTGAAAGTGGTTAATCCGCCGGCGGTTATTGTGGCAGCCGGCTGCAACATGCAGACTTCCCGGCATGGCCACAGAAACCACAGCGCAAAAGATCGCACGCCTCCGCGAGCTGCTGGAGTCCGGGGTCTCTTCGGACTCACGCGACGGAGCCTCGACGACGTTTGATCTCGATTCTGTTCGGCGTGAGCTTCTCCGCCTTGAGCAGGCCGCAGGCACGCGCAGACGCCGGCCGCGAGTCATTAACGCGCAGATGGGGAGGCGGTGATGAGCACGCTGACTCCGCCGCCGGGGCAGGATGCTGTCTACCAGGCATTGAATCCGGGCAATCGCCGACGCTCCGCCTCGCAGCGAGTGAGGCTCGAAGATCGGCTGCTGACAGATCGCCGCCGCGAGGCTCTGGCAGCCAACGCTCTTGACGTCCATCGCAATATGGGCCTCCTCGGCTGGGCGATCCGCCGCACGCTCGACTACTGCTGCTTGTGGGACTTTCAGCCGAGGACCGGTGACAAGGCGCTCGACGCGGCGCTCAAGGATCTGATGGCCCGCGATCAGGAGCCCGAGCGAGTCGATACGTTCGGGCGCATGGACTGGGACGATTTCCGGCGAGTGGCCGAAGCTCAGAAGCTGCTGACAGGTGACTGCTTTTTCGTGAAGCAGAGCGACTGGACGCTGCAGCTCGTCGAGGGGGCTTACTGTGCGAGCCCCGAACAAGGCCGCCGCGATCAAGAGCAGTGGATCAACGGGGCAAAGCTCCGCAACGGCCGAGTCGTCGCGTGGTGCTTTAATGAAGAGGATCCGCTGACGGGATCTCGCTCGACTCGTACAGTCCGCCAGTCGGCAGTCTGGCAGCACTGCCAATTCGAAGCGAGGCCGAATCAGATCCGGCCTCAGTCGCCGATCGTCGCGGCCCTGAATGAGTTTCGCGACGTCGATGAGACGTTCGACCATATGCGGGCGAAGGTCAAATTGGATCAGCTCTTTGGGATCGCCTTCAGTCGCAAGGAAGACGCTGAGGCTTTTGATGAAGACTCTGACGCCCCAGGCTCGCAGGATCAGGCCGCCCGAGTGGTTGACTTCGGGCAGGGGCCGGCGGTGTTCGACTTGGACGAGGGCGAATCGGTCTCGGCGATCCAGTCCGGCAATCCGGCGACCAACACTCAGGACTTCCTCAAGCTTTGCATCCAGCTCGCGGTCAAAGTCCTCGATCTCCCCTACAACTTTTTCGATGAAGCCTACACCAACTTTTTCGGCTCGCGGGCCGCGTGGTTGCTGTTCGAGCGGGCTTGCCACAGTCGCCGCAAGACACAACTCAGGCTTCACAATCGATTCACGAGCTGGAAGCTGCTGCAGTGGTCTCTGCCGGTTGAATTCGGCGGGTCGGGCGAGCTGTCTTTGCCGGGCTCTCAGCTGATCACAGATCTCCGCTGGCGCTGGGTTCCTCGGGGTATCGCCTGGTGGCGGCCGCAGGAGGAGCTTGACGTCGCCCTTCGATCGGTCGCGGCCGGACTGCAGTCAATGCAGGACATCTGCGACGAGCGGGGCTTCGGCGACTATCTCGAAAACGTCGCCGAAATCATGCGGGAGCGGGAGCAGCTCGCCGCGATGGGATTCACTCAGATCACGAACGCCGGGGCGATGATCCGCCTCGACCAGCAGGCACAGGGGCAGACATGAGCGCGACTTCACGACTCTGGCAGATCGATACTCGCTGGCTGCAGGCCTACGCCGTGAAGGCCGCGGCCCGCCTCGGGCTGCGAGCTGACGGCATGGACCCCGAGAAGGTGGACGACTACTTCTATGACATGTGGTCGGAGATGCTGGGCTTCGATACGTCGGCCCCGCTTGATTACACGGAAGACGGGATTGCGATCGTTCGAATTGCCGGCCCGATGATTAAGGGCAAGTCGTCGCCGTTCGTCTCAAACTACGCCGCGATCGGCGACGCCCTCGACGAGCTGCTGGAGTCTCCGCCGCTTGCGGTGGTGCTGTCGATCGATAGCCCCGGCGGGATGGTCGCAGGGGCCGAGGACTGTGTCCGCAAGATCGCCCAACTGGCGGAGCAGACGCTCGTGGTCGCCTCGGTGGCTGGTGATTGCCTTTCAGCGGCCTATCGCCTCGCGTCACAGTGCGGCTCGATCTGGGCGACCGAGGACTCGAATATCGGCAGCCTCGGGACCTATTGGCAGCTCCTCGACTTTTCCGCCGCCTTCGCCCAGGACGGCATCCGCTCGGTGCTGCTCACGACTGGCCCGCTCAAGGGTGTCGGGGCTGTCGGCGAGGCGATCAGCGAGGAGCAGCAGGCTTTCCTGCAGGGCAAGGTCGACGAAATGAATGCTCGTTTCATGCAGGATCTGACGGCAGGCCGCGGGCTCTCTGCGGAGCAGCTGGCGGCGGTGTCTGATGGACGATGGTGGCTTGCGGCCGAAGCTGCGGGCTTGGGTTTGGTGGATCAGCTCGGCAGCCTCGACGATGTTCTCGCGGCGATCCGAGCAAAGTTTCAGGAGAATCTGAACATGGCAAAGGAAACCTTGCAGCCGGCGACGGCAACGCAGGAGCCAGCCGCAGCGGTCGAGGTTTCCGCTGTCGGTGATCAGCAGCAGCAGACAGTGACAGCGACTCCGGCGGCTCCCGGTCTCGCTCAGTATATGGCGGCCTTCGGCGACGCCGAAGGGGCTCGGATGTTCCTCGCCGGAACCAGCTGGCAGGACGCCCAGGCGGCTCAGCTGCAGACGCTGCAGGGATCGCTGCAGGACGCTCGGGCGGAGATCGCCCAGCTGAAGGCTCAGCTTGCCAACGCCGCAGTCGTGGCACGCGGCGAGACCGGCCCGATCGCGACGCCGCAGGGCGAAGCTAAAAAGCCCCGCTCGCTCGCCGATGTCAGCGGCTTTCGCAAGTCCTGACGGCTTACTGGCTCATTCACTCTCGATTCTGTTTTGATCACTCGATTCTGAAAGGTTCTTACGATGGCCGACACTCTGACGACACTGGCCGAGCTGGTCAGGTTCAACTCTCTCGACGTCAATCCCGCCGAGATCACCGACATCCTGAATAAGGCTCCAGTCCTCGCCGCACTGCACGCAATGCAGTCGAGCAACGGCACGACGCACAAGTTCAACGTCGAGACAACTGCTCCGGTGATCGGCTTCCGCGCTGTCAACGCCGGTGCTGATTACACGGCTTCGATCTCGACTCAGACCTCGATCGATCTGAAGTACATCGACGCGAAGGTGATCGAGGACGTCGCACTTTGCAACGCTTACAGGGGCGGTGCAACGGCGTGGATGGCGAATCGACTCCGCCGCCAGCTGCGGGAAGCTCTGTTCGTGCTCGAAAAGCAGTTCTTCAACGGTACGGTCGGCGGCTCGGCGGATGGCTTCCTCGGGTTGGCCGACTCAGCAAACTACAACGGGGCAAGCGATGCGCTGGTGATCAACGCCGCCGGCACAGCTGCCGGCACTGGCTCCTCGGTGTGGTTCCTGCGAACGACTCCGGACGACGCCTCGGTTGCTTTGGTTGGTGCTGGTGATGCTCAGCTGGCGAGCCCCAATATCAACTTCACGGTCGGCGACATTTTCCAGACGATCGTCCCCGGCAGCAACTCAAAGTCGATGACGGCTTACGCTCAGGATTGCGGCGGCCACCTTGGCGTGCAGATCGGCTCGAAGTACGCCGTCGCCCGCATTGCAAACCTGACGGAAGACTCCGGCAAGGGCCTTACCGATACCCTGCTGGCTCGGGCTCTGGCCCTGTTCCCGGCAAGCGATCAGCCGACTCATATCGCGATGAATCGCCGATCGCTCCGCCAGCTGCAGGTCAGCCGCACCACCTACAGCCCGACAGGCCTGCCGGCTCCGCGGCCGTCCGAATACGAAGGAATTCCGATCGTCGTCACCGACGCGATCACCTCGACGGAAACTCTGCTGTCCTGATCTACTGACGGGTGTCTGGTCCCCGCCGTGAGGCTTGCCGCTTCGCTCACAGGGCTCCGGCGGGGGCTCCTTTTTCTTCTGGTGTGTATCAATGGTGTCCCCAATTTCAGCAGCCTCAGCAGCAGCTCAAGCGGCGGCCTTCCGCCTCCGCCGAGAAGCCGTCACGTTTGCTCGCGGCGGTTCCTCGGTGCAGGTGCAAGCGGTGCGAGGTCAGCGACTTTGGGAACGCTCGCAGGTGTCGCAGGGGCTGGCGGTTGGTGATCGGTCTGAGGACTGGATTATCCTCGCTGCCGATCTCGTGATCTCCTCCGCGGTGGTGACTCCGCAGCGAGGCGACACGATCACAGCTGGCTCGGTGGTGTATCGGGTTATGCCGTTCGGGCCCAACGATCAGCTCTGGCAGTATCACGACAGGGATCGCCTCTATCTCCGTGTCCATACGAAGGAGCGGGTATAGTGGCGAGCAGGATCAGGACACTGGCGGCGGCGGTCGTCTCTGCAATCAACGCGAGCGGACTGCTGCCGGCCGGGATCACGGCCGAGCGGATACGATCGGCGACCTATCTGACGGCCGGGTTCAGCACAGGCACGCCGGGCCGGATCGCGGTGATCTGCCCAGGCACTGAAGACGAGTCCGATCGCTCCGGGGTCGCCGAGACGATACAGCTGTCGATCGTGCTCGTCGCTCGCTGTGCGGCCGAGGCGGTCGCCAGCTCGGACGCCTTCGAAGATCTGCTGGAGTCTCTGGCCGACTCGCTGCGGACGTCCGCAACATACAAGACGATGAGCCTCGGCGGCACGCTCGCAGCTCAGCGGCGAGACGTCTCGATCGTCACAACCTGCGACGCGGCGGCTCTCGATGAGCAAGAGCTGTTCATTGGAGCGATCGAGGCGAACTGGTTTGTATCGGTGGGGGCTCGGTCATGAGTGTCGGAGCCACCTTCGATGTTAAGATGCAGCAGCGATTCTTAGATCGCGAATTTGCTGACGCTGTCTCTCCGATGATGCGGAGATTCTTCACGCGAGCCGGTGGAGCGATCCGCAAAACCGCACGCCAGAGCCTCCGCAAAGCACGCCGCAAAAAAACGAGCGAGATGTCGGAATCCGAGCGGATCAAATTGGCTCGCTGGAAAGATCGATACGAGGCTGGCAAGACACAGCTGAAGCCGGTGCGGCCTCAGATTTCCTCGCGGCCCGGGCAGATCCCGCTGATTCATCCGAAGCCGCAGAGTCTGCTGAAGGATCGGATCTTTTTTGCTCTGAGCCGCGATCGTGAGTCTGTCGTGATCGGGCCGGAGCTGGTGGGTCGCAATCGCAGGCTGAAGCGAAGCGGCGACTTCACGACGCTCGAACAGCTCGAAGAATCACGGCCTTTCATGGCCCCAGCGTTTGATCTGATTTTTCCTCGACTCCCCCAGTATCTTGAACAGGCGAAAGGACAGTAACAATGCCAGCAGCAGCAGACGGAGCAGTTCTCGGCGATAATTGCCAGCTTCACTACTCCGCAACACTCGGCGGAGCCGGAGCACTCACGGAAGTCCCGGTCGTGATTGACGACAACATCAACAGCGAGCGGCGGTCGGCCGAGAGCAACTGTCGCGGCGACTCCGAGATCAAGGAGCTGCTCGGCAAGCCGAAGCACTCGATCTCCGCCAACCTGCTGTTCAAGCGAGGCACTCCGGGAGCGACGTTCCTCACGCTGCAGAACGCCTACGTCAACGGAACGGTCCTGCACTTCGCCCTGACCAGCGGGGCGATCGCCGACACTGGTCAGCATGTGTTTCGGCTGGAGGGGCAGATCAAGAGCTGGAATATGACTCGCGGCGACAATGACACGGTGAAGGTCGCGATTGAAATCGTACCAGTCGCGAGCAACAGCTACGCAAGCAACTGGTCAGTCGTGAGTGCGTGATATGTGGCGGCAGTATGTTTTCCCTGATGAGCGACGAAAGGCAGGAACAGATGAACGGTCCCTATATCGGACAGGTCGACGAAGTCCCGTTGACAAACGACGACGGCAGCCCAAAGCTTGACGAAGCCGGCAAGCCGATCGTGATCAAGCTGCGGGTGGTGGCGAGTACAGCCGGCAAGCCTCCCGAGCCGGAGGGCCCGCAGCAGTGAGCAGCTTTGTTGATAAGCTCGGCGAGCGGCACGAGCTTTCAATAAACCTCGCCCACAGATTGCAGATCAAGAAAACAACAGGCTGGGATCTGGTCGAACTGGCTCACAAGCCGGAACGACTGCAGGCCCTGCTCGAAGCTCTGCAGGCCGACGACGATCTGCTCTGGCAGATCCTTTCAGTCCTGACAGAGAAGCCGGCGGCGGCTCTGCTCGCAGCTGCGGACGGGTCAACACTCGAAGACGCTTCGGCGGCCCTGCTGGAGGCCCTGACGGATTTTTTCCCGGCAAGCTCCCCTCTCCGGCGGCCTTTGGAAAATCTCTGGAGGCAGCTCCAGCAGACCAGGCAGCGGGCGGCGGGAGCGATCGAGCAGCAGCTGATCGCGGCAGTGAACAGTCTGGATATCGCCTCGGTGATCTCTGGATCGACACAGTCGACGAGTGGCTCTGGAGAATATCAGCACTCGCCCCAGGCGACTGGCTGAGCTGGTCTCTGCGAGAGCTGCTGGCACGGTATCAGGCGACACAGTACGAGGCGACTCGTCGGGTCTCTGAAATTGTGGCGGCACTCTACAACGTCCAGCGGACGAGTAAGGCGGATCCGGTCTACACCTATCTCGACTTCCATCCCGCTCACGTCAATCCGACGCGGGTGAGCGGTCGGGAAAAGCTGCAGCGGATCGCGGCGGTGATGGCTCCGGGAATGATTTGG